TCTGAAGATGACTTGACAGCTGATAAGTTAAAGAACGCCGCGGCTTCTAAAAAATTAGCTATATTTGACGCATTTGAGATACTTAACAGAATTGAAGAAGAAGAAAACTTGCTTGAGGGTAAAGCACCTGAAGAGGCAAAGGAAAAAACTTTTAAGGGATTCGCAGAAAGTAGATCTAAATAATGTACGAGCAAAATTTAGTTAAGACAGTTGAACCAGTTAAGAAAACGACAATCAGTCGTCTTAACAAAGGTAAGAAATGGAAATACGGTTACGATAAAGAACACGATATTATAGTGTTATCTCACAGTGGGCAAATAGGTGAGATAATAGAAATACAAGGACTAGTTATTGCGCTACCAAAAACTCCTAAAGAAATATACAAAGATCCGAAGAACAAATGGGTGAAATTCGAGTACCCCAAGGAGTTGGAAAGAATTAAAAATATATTCGATTGGAGAAACTATCCGGAAAGCAGTAAAGAAAAATGGTACGATTATATAGACGAAGAATTTAAAAGAAGGGAAGAAGGATTCTGGTTCACAAATAATGGTAAACCAACCTGGATAACAGGTACGCAATATATGTATTTGCAATGGAGTAAGATAGATGTGGGTGCTCCAGACTTTAGAGAAGCAAACAGATTATTTTATATATTCTGGGAAGCTTGCAAAGCAGACAAAAGATGTTACGGAATGTGTTATCTTAAAAATAGACGTTCTGGATTTTCTTTCATGTCGTCAGCGGAAACAGTTAATTTAGCCACTCTTGCAAGTGATAGTAGATATGGTATATTATCTAAAACAGGAGCTGATGCTAAAAAAATGTTTACCGACAAAGTTGTCCCTATATCAATTAATTATCCATTTTTTTTTAAACCTGTACAAGATGGTATGGATCGTCCTAAGTCCGAACTTGCTTATCGCGTACCTGCTAGTAAGTTTACTAGGAAAAAGATTACGGCTAATGAAAAACTGGAAGACATACAAGGGTTAGATACAACTATTGACTGGAAAAACACTGGAGACAATAGTTATGATGGTGAAAAACTAGCATTACTAGTACATGATGAAAGTGGTAAGTGGGAGAGACCCGATAATATTTTAAATAACTGGAGGGTTACAAAAACATGTTTACGATTAGGTTCTAGGATTATTGGTAAATGTATGATGGGCTCAACTTCAAATGCTTTAGATAAGGGTGGAGAGAATTTTAAAAAACTATACAATGCCTCAGATGTCACGAAAAGAAATAGAAATGGTCAGACAAAGTCTGGTTTATACTCTCTTTTTATCCCAATGGAGTGGAACTACGAAGGATTTATTGATGAGTATGGAGTTCCAGTCTTTACTAACCCTGATATCGACAGACTTACACCAGACGGTGAATTAATAGATGTAGGTGTAATAGATAACTGGCAAAATGAAGTTGACGGTTTAAAAGACGATCAAGATGGTTTAAATGAATTTTACCGTCAATTCCCAAGAACTACAGAGCATGCGTTTAGAGATGAGACAAAAGGAAGTATATTTAACTTAGTTAAGATATACGAGCAGATAGATTATAACGAGGAGATGACTAGAACTCTAGGGGTTACAACAGGTAATTTTCAATGGGTAAATGGAATCAAAGATTCTCAAGTAATATTCTACCCAGATCCAAAAGGAAGATTTAAAGTGAGTTGGGTTCCCCCTCAACAAATACAAAACAGAGTAATACTTAAAAACGGTATCAAGTATCCCGGGAACGAACACATGGGTGCTTTTGGTTGTGATAGTTACGATATATCAGGTACAGTAGATGGAGTTGGATCGAAAGGAGCTTTACACGGCTTAACTAGATTCAGCATGGAAGACGCTCCAGCTAACAGTTTCTTTTTAGAATACTTATCAAGACCACCAACAGCTGAGATGTTCTTTGAGGACGTTCTAATGGCTTTAGTATTTTACGGGATGCCTATACTTGCGGAGAACAATAAACCTCGTCTCTTGTATTACCTGAGACGTAGAGGATATAGAGGGTTTAGTATGAACAGACCGGATAAGATATGGAACAAGTTATCTGTAGCGGAAAAAGAAGTAGGTGGTATACCTAATTCCTCAGAAGATATCAAACAAGCACATGCAGCGGCAATTGAGATGTATATACAAGATCACGTGGGCGTCAAACAAGATGGAACGCTTGGAGATTGTTATTTCAACGAGTTGTTAAATGATTGGGCAAAGTTTGATATAAACAAAAGAACAAAGCATGATGCATCTATAAGTTCTGGTTTAGCTATTATGGCTAACAATAGACATTTGTACGCGCCGAACGCTAAGGTTGAAAAACAACCACTAAACATAAACATTTCCAAGTATAGTAATACTGGAAGTAATTCACAAATAATCAAATAATAAATATGGCAGAGTCTGGCATTAAAAGTTATTTCCCGAGTCAAACAGTTAGCGATGCTGAAAAGCTAAGCTATGATTACGGTTTGAAAGTAGGTAAGGCAATAGAGCAAGAGTGGTTTAATAATGATAGGGGCAATACTAGGTATAGAACTAATCATAATGATTTTCATAATTTAAGATTGTACGCTCGAGGCGAACAGTCTATACAAAAATATAAGGATGAGTTATCTATAAACGGTGATTTGTCCTATTTAAATTTAGACTGGAAACCAGTACCTATTATATCTAAGTTTGTTGATATAGTTGTAAACGGTATAGCTGAGAGAACTTATGATATAAAAGCTTTTTCACAAGATCCATTTGGAGTAGAAAAAAGAACAGAGTATATGGAAAATATACTTAAAGACATGGACGGTAAAGCTTTTGATAATCAAGCTGCTGTTTACGGTATAGATTCTAGAAGTAGCGAAATGGAGCAAAAGGATTTGCCAGAAAGTAAAGACGAACTTAACGTTCACATGCAACTAAGTTATAAGCAATCTATAGAGATAGCAGAAGAACAAGCTTTAAATACACTTTTAAACGGTAGTAATTACGAACTCATTAAAAAAAGATTTTACCATGATCTTACTGTTTTAGGTATTGGTGCTGTTAAAACAAATTTTAACACCTCAGAGGGAGTTATTATAGATTACGTTGACCCGGCTAATTTAGTGTACTCTTATACAGATTCTCCTTATTTCGAGGACATATACTATGTCGGAGAGGTTAAATCTATACCAGTAAACGAATTAGCAAAACAATTTCCTCATTTAACTGAAAGTGATCTTGAGGATATAATGAAAAACAAATCTTACAATAGATCTAATTATAACTCTAGACATAACTACGATAAAGAAGATAACAATACTATTCAAGTTTTGTATTTTAATTATAAAACCTACATGAATGAAGTCTACAAAGTTAAAGAAACAGCTAGTGGGTCAGATAAAATTATACCAAGAGATGACCAGTACAATCCACCAAATGATATGGAAGGTGGCTACGGTAGGATGATTAGGTCTATAGAGTGTCTTTATGAGGGTGCTATGATTTTAGGTACAGATAAGTTGCTTAAATGGGAAATGGCAAAAAATATGATGCGCCCTAAAAGTGATTTTACTAAAGTTAAAATGAATTATAATATCGTTGCTCCTAGAATTTATAACGGTAAAATTGATTCGTTAGTAAAACGCATAACAGGTTTCGCCGATATGATTCAGTTAACTCACTTAAAACTTCAACAAGTTTTATCTCGCATGGTTCCAGATGGCGTTTACTTAGATGCAGATGGTTTGGCTGAGGTTGATTTAGGTAATGGAACTAACTATAACCCGCAAGAAGCTTTAAACATGTTTTTTCAAACAGGATCTGTTATTGGTAGAAGTTTTACAAGCGAGGGCGATATGAACCCAGGCAAAGTACCTATTCAAGAGATAACATCAGGTTCTGGTGGAAATAAAATGCAAGCCCTTATAGGTAACTATAATTATTACTTGCAAATGATAAGAGATGTAACCGGGTTAAACGAGGCAAGAGACGGTAGCACTCCAGATAAAAACGCTTTGGTTGGCGTTCAAAAAATAGCTGCAGCAAACTCAAACACAGCTACAAGACACATATTACAAGCTGGCCTATATCTAACAGCCGAGGTTGCTGAGTGTTTATCCTTAAGAATATCTGATATAATAGAGTATTCTCCAACAAAAGACGCATTTATACAAGCTATCGGCGCTTCTAACGTAGCAACTCTTAAAGAGATGTCAGAGTTACACTTGTATGACTTTGGTATATTTATAGAGCTCTTGCCTGATGAAGAGGAGAAAGCTATGTTAGAAAATAACATACAGGTAGCGCTTCAAACGCAAAGTATAGATTTAGAAGATGCTATAGACATTAGAGATGTTAAAAATTTAAAATTAGCAAATCAACTATTAAAGATCAGAAGAAAGAAAAAGCTTGAGTTAGATAGAGAAACTCAAAAACAAAACATGGAACAACAGTCTCAAGCCAATCAACAGGCTTCTGCTGCGGCAGCCCAAGCTGAAATTCAAAAAAACCAGGCTTTAGCACAAACTACAATGCAACTAGAGCAAACAAAATCTCAACTCAAACTACAAGAACAACAGCAAGAGGTTGAGCTTAAAAAACAATTGATGAAAATTGAGTTTGAGTATAACATGCAGTTAAAAACTGCAGAATCGCAAAGCGTGTCTGATAGAGAGGGTAGGAGGGAAGATAGAAAAGATAAAAGAACTAAAATACAAGCTACCCAACAAAGTGAGCTTATAGATCAAAGAAATAGCGGTGGAACGCCTAAAAACTTTGAGTCTTCAGGTAATGATATATTAAGTGGAGATTTCAATTTGAACTCGTTTGACCCTAAGTAGGATTATTATTAATTATTATTATATTATATTATGGAAAAAGAAAATGAAAAAGTAGTTGAAGAAACTACACAAGATCAAACCGTAGAAACAGTTGACGAAAGTAAGTTTGAATCCGCGGGTGATGACAGTATTATTAAAGTAGACTTGAGTGCTCCACCACAAGAAAAAGTAGAAACTGAAGCTGTGGCAGAGGAAAAAACTGAAGAAGTTGAGGCGGTAACAGAGGTTACCGAACAAGCAGAAGTACAATCGGAAACACAAGAAACCTTAGTATTGGAAGAGGTCACTGAAGAAAAAATTGAAGAGGCGGAAGAACAGGTTGAAGAAGCTATAGCAAACGCCGAGGCCACTGGAAAACCATTACCAGAAAATATCCAAAAGTTAATGGACTTTATGGAAGACACTGGCGGTGATCTAAATGATTATGTAAAGCTTAATCAAGACTATAACGAACTAGATGATACGGCTTTGTTAAGAGAGTATTACAAGCAAACAAAACCTCATTTAGACAATGAAGAAATTAACTTCCTTATGGAAGACAACTTCTCTTACGACGAGGATATGGACGACGAAAGAGATATACGTAGAAAGAAATTAGCGCTTAAAGAGCAAGTTGCCAGCGCTAAAAGCCACTTAGACGGGCAAAAGTCTAAATACTATGAAGAGATCAAAGCTGGAAGCAAACTTACGGGTGAGCAGCAAAAGGCAATTGATTTCTTTAATAGATACAACAAAGAGTCAGAAGCAACTCAAAAAACAGCTGAAAAACAAAAGTCAACTTTTTTAAGTAAAACTGAAAATGTTTTTAACGACAAGTTCAAAGGTTTTGAATATAACGTCGGTGATAAAAAGTATAGATTTAATGTAAACAATGTTGAAGAGGTTAAAAATACTCAAGGTGATATTAATAATTTTGTCAAGAAGTTCTTGAATGAAAATAACGAAATGTCAGATGCCAAGGGTTATCATAAATCTCTATATACAGCAATGAATGCGGATGCTGTTGCGAAACACTTTTACGAACAAGGAAAAGCAGATGCTATGAAAAATAGTATTGCTAAAGCCAAAAACGTTGATATGAACCCAAGACAAAGTCATGGAACTATT